TCATCATCAACTCCCAAAAGGTCCATTGAGCGTTGTACTGCATCCCATAATCTTTTCTCCTCCTGGATAATAAAATCAATCATTTCTTGTTTTTTCATAGCGGTGTTTTTTAAATTTATACTGCGAATATCGTAATAAGTTTCATAACTGCAAAACTTTTTTAACTTTTTTTTCAGTTTTGAACAAAATAAATTGTGAATGCTTGATTTTACTGCATGAATTTTCCCACAAATTTCAGCCAATAAATCAAAATATTGTCAAATGTTTGTCACAAAAAAAAGGGGAGCCTCACGACATCCCCCTTAACACACGCTAATGATTCGCTAATTTACAAAGGAAATTTGATTGAGTCGATACTTTTGTACATTTTTCTTATGCCTTCCTTCTTTATTTCTTTGGCATTTATCTTCAGTATTCTTCCTCCGGTTGGTTTAATGGGAGCACCACGCTCAACGTGCCATCCTTTGGAGCCATCACCATACTCCTCTTTGTAAGTTCCGGTAAGCATGAGGTGAATGTTTTTGTGATGGTTGACATATCCATGCTTCGGTGAATGAGTTACTGTATCTCTCACATCATTACGACAAGCATTCTCATGGATATGTCCCATTGAGAAGATATCGAAGTCCTCGTATGTTTCCAATGCCCTGGTCAAGTTGATTGCTCCCTTGGTCACGATTCCTCCACCGCCTGAGCCATGGAAGTATTTCAATTTGGTTGTGGTCCATGAGCTCGTTGTATATTGTTGATGAATTATAATCCATCCACCATAACCTCCGGTCATTACATTACTTCCATTCTTGTAATTAAGCAAGTCAACAAATCGTTGAAGGATGTCCGTTTCTTGATGCTTGATAATCGCGGTTTCATGATTCCCGTATCCGATGACAGTAAGGATGTGAGCATATGGTGAAAACCATTCAACCGCGGTTTCAACGATTGAATCCAAATACTTTGCGTTGTTGTGTTCCGGTCGGATGTCGGACTTGTTTCCTCTGCGATCACCTTTCCCTTGCATCAAACAAAAGAAATCACCATTCACCATGACCTTGATATCATTCTCAAGGCAGTAATCAAAATCACGTTTCAATAAATCCCAATCACATTTCGGATTATCCCAGTGAAGGTCGGACATCATTGCAAGTTGTGCGGTCGCACCATCAAGGTGAAGCTCGTGAATGTTTTTAGAGTGCTTTTTTAGCATATTGGAAAAGGTATTTTGTGATGATTCCCAAAAAGAATCCGATTATGAAGAGCCAAATATTAGGTCGTGATTTCCTTTGACTCTTATATTTTGCAACTTCCACCTTTTGAATTTGGCGAATAGTATCTCTTTTCAATTTATATTGGATTTTTTTCTCCCAACGGGTGCGTGGAATATACTGTGTTCTCCACATTACAACCGTGTCCTTCTGAGTGATGAATTTCTCCCACACAATTTCGTTGTTCACGATTACGGGAAATGAATCAACCGATGTGATTTGGATGGTATCGGATACCTCCTCACATTTGTATCCTTTTTTGATTGCTTTGTTCAAATGATGTTCAGCTGAACACGATACCAGGAGGATGCTAAAAATTAACGTACTTAGTTTTCCCATTTTGCTTGATTGCTTTAAGGACTTGTTTGCGATTTCTTACTTTTGAGTAACTAACGTGCACCCAACTTGGCTCTTTATCCGTTCCGAATTCCCAAATCAATTGGTCAAAGATAAGATTATCCTTGATGAAATGGAATCCTTTACTACCGATGTGCAAATCCATTGCCTCACCTAAACAATGTTGTGACGTTTTAGAGCCACCACACGCTTTGTTCACTGCGATGCTTCTATATCCGCTATTGATTCGAATTGGCTCTCCCATATGAGCTCTCAATGGCTCGAATACCTTCTCACATAATAGCTTGGCACGTTCAATTTCAAACTCATTCATCTTGTTAAGGATTGAATGGTTGGTTGCGGTACCGGATGCCTCGAATTCTGCGAGTGTAACGTGCTTACTTAAATTCATCTAAGTTAGTTTTTGTCCTGGTGATAAACTTGCGAAGAGCTGCGAGTACATTCTTTCCGGTCACACTCTCATATGATTCGTTGATTGACTTGATTTCAACCATCACACAAAAGAATGCGAATACTTTGGTCATGATTAGCTCAACCGAGATGAATTGTGCGATGATATCCCCTGCGATGTACTTCTCGATGAGGAAGGTGAACATAATTGCACCACCATAAAGTAATGACTTTGAAATTGTGTCGGATAATCTGCGAGATTGGAACGCATTCCAACCGCCTTTTTTAACTGATCGCCAAATGCCAAAGCAGGTATCAATGAAGATGGCCAACATTGCCAAGTAAATCATTGGCATGACCGGTGAAAGTACCGCCCAAAAAGATGCAACCATTATCATAACATTCTGCCTCATAATACCAAGATTTGATTGTTGTATCCGTTATCGGTTGGATAGCCACAAGTCCACACTCCATTCATGAAGCAATTTCCCACGCACATATGACAATCAATTTGAGGTCGCAAATCGGTGTCACGATTCTCATGTGATGTGAAGAGTGGAAATTCTGCTTTGTTTTTAACCAGGTAGCGAATCAATCTCATTTCAAAGAATGATGCTTTCTGAGCATAGTGTTCCATGCCGAATGCAACATCTGAACGCGATACACTGGATGAGTTATCACCGAATTGTTGTTGTAGTCCTTTGTTCTTGAGTTGGTAAGTCAATCCAAAGATTGCATCCTCTGCTGAACGCCAAGCGACAACCGGTTGAATGAATAGAACAAGAGCTTCCTCTTCAGGTGTCAATGTTTGGTCGTTGTATGCCTCCAAAAGATAATCATAAAAGACAGTTCCAAGAATTGGCATCACTCTCAATTGTGCTTGAGTTGCAATGTATGGTGTCACATCAGTCACATCCACATTGGCAGTGATTGGTGTATTCGTTTTGAGGTAGGTTTCGGTGATGAAATACAACATTATGCTTGAGGTGTTTGTGGTTGATTACTTGCAATTGAATCACCTCCTTCAATCGGAGGTAACGATGCCAATGCTCTCACTTCATTTGGTGTCATGGTATCAAGTACCTTGGTCGCGACCAATGGACTCATGGCATTCAATGCGTCTTGTGTTTTGGATGCATCACCTTCCACCTCAACAATTGTTTCATTGATGATTTGGAAGTTGTTGATTCTGAAATCTGCATTGATTTTCGCGATTCGAAGTATCTCATTGAAGATATCAGCAACCTGCTCTCTCAATGGCATCACGACATTCTTTTCAAATATCACATACGCTTGTTTGATATCACTACCTGAGCCAAGTGAGCCGGTGGTACGAACTCCCATCAGTATCGGATCTATTGTGTGAGCGAAACAAATCTGCTCGGTATTCAATCCGGATGCTTCCTGGAATAGTTTATCGTTTTGATTTGTTGGAATTGCTTCAATTTTTGGCATTTGCTCCGCACCATTTGAAAAAAATGCGACAGCTTTCCCGGCATTGGCAGCTCCTTTCATCTTGTCCATGGTATTTCTTAGGACATTCTTCTCCTCTTCCGATTGTGGTCGCTTAGGGAACATCATCGCGAATGATGGGAAAACACTATTCTGAATGTTTGATTTTGCGAAGTACGAAAGTTCGCCCGAAAGATATGCAAAATTTAATGCCGAAGTGTATTTTGGAAGCGGATACCACTCCTGGCCCAAACACTCAACCTCGTATACGAATAGTTGGCATTTATCGGTGCAAGTTGGATGATGTCTTTGGATATCACGCACATCAATTCTTGCGGACCAATCATCACAAATAAAATAGTTGTTAGGATTTTGTCCTCTTCTCACTTTGTCCGGAGATACATTCTCCATTCGTGTGAGTTTCATCTTATCATCAAAGTACAATTTGAAATATACGCGGTTGTGGACAATCAATTGTTCGGTTGTTATCCGAACTGTTTTTTTCAATCGAGATTTCTTTTCAAAGGTGTACAATTCAAGAAGCTCTTGAGGAGTGGTTGTTGTTGTATGTAATTCAATCCCTCCACCAATTACTGCATTTGTTTTGTAGTCAACGATACTTCCATGCAATGGTGATGAGTATACCAATTGATTCAATATGGAAGGAAATAAATTCGCATCTCCAAATGGAATCCATCCACTCGTTTGATGCCTCCCATTCACATATGGAAGAGATAAATTCCCCGCACCAATTTTAAGGAATGGAGTTGAAAAGGATTGATATCCTTCCACCACTTCAGGTGACTGTTGTTTTGTTGTTCTAAATCGGTCAAATAATCCCATTTTAATCGTAGATTGAGTTTTGTATTGCACCACTTACAACCATTCTACCCTCTTCAATGACCACTCCGGTGGTGTCCTGGATAGATGTTGGTGGAATTGTTGATTCATACACTTGATATCGGTATTGTCCTTTGACCAAAATCACGTCAACCGGCTCATCCAAGAGAAAGAGATTGAATCTTTCCTTCCAATCGGAGATGTCATCGGTGGTGAATAGGATGGGAGTGTCGGTTGTATCCATTTCATTCTCAAAAACGAACAAATAATACGGATTCGAGAGAGTGCTTACCTCAGTTAGAGTCAGCACAATTGAATTAACCTCACCTTTATCAATGTAAATCATATATATATATTATGAAAACTTGGAAAAATGTTTATAAAAAAAGCCACCCTAATGGATGGCTCTCTCTTTTTCTAGATAATATTAAGCAATCAACGCAGGGATGATTGTTGGATCTACCTCGTATGCAAGGAAATCATTCTCAGCAATCAATGTCACTGAATATTTGCTACCATCTGCACGAGCAGTTCCGGAGCCTTCACCAACTGCACTCAATTGCAAATATGGGAAGTACCAATATTTACCATTAGCATCTTGGATGATTGCATTCAAGTATTGTTGACCTGCTCCAAGCACTTTAATTGCTTGAGATTTCGCTTGGTCACGACGATGGAACATCAAGCTGATTGTTGCGGTTACATATGAACTACCATTGACAAGGTCAATTGCTGCATCTTCGGTGTAACTTCCGGTATTTCTGCGGATTTCAAATTCAGTGTATAAATCACCACCAACGATTAGGTTGATTTCATCGATTGTCCAAGTATTTGGTGCACCCGCGAATTCGATGCCATCGATGTTATCTTGTTGGTTGATATATACCTTGAAAATCCCACCACTGTTGTTGTCACATGACTTAACAATGGATTCTAAATTTTCACAAGCCATTTTTGTTGTTTTAAATATTAAAAAATAGAGGGGAGTATTTCATCCCCTCAAGAATATTAATTAAGATGCAGAGTTGTAGAATACAATCTCAGCACCATTCACATGAGTGAATCCAACTTTCATGTTTGCACGAGTACGGATAACCGGCTCAGCAACTGTGTCAGCTAAGTTGATTGCACGTAATGCTTTTCCATCTCCTTCAGCATCGAATGCATAGATTAAGTTACCTCTCAATGTAGCAACGATTTTTGATGTTGTTCCCATTCCTGGACACAATACCATTTTGATACCTAAGTAAGAGAAATCCAATGCTTGAGTCAAGTTGGCTTGAGTATTCGCAGCAGCAACCGCAGCACGATATGCAGTAGCTACCGGTGAAGATACGTAAATTCTCAACTCTCCTTGGTTAGCAATAACCGCAGCAGGAATTGCAGCGTATACCAATGCCAATTTAGCAAGTACATTTGATGGAGTGATTGCAACTGGTGAAGCGATATCAATCACGTTAGCTGAATCAGCAACCAATCCTTTTACATAACCATCACACAATGCAAGTGCAGGAACTAATGATTCCGTGTCACCTAACCAACGTAATTTCTCTACGTTCTCTGCGATTGTTTTCGCCATTTCTCCCCAATAGTAATCCATGAAAGATGCAACAGTGAAATCACCATTTGATCCTTTTGTCATTTGTAATGATACGAATGATTGCTCCAATTGGAATTGACAAATCTCAGCCATTGCAGATAATCCACATACGTCTACTTCTACTGAAGCAAGTTCGTCAGTTGATGCATTCCATCCACAGTTCTCTGCTTGTAAAACTTGACCGAATGTTACGTTGGAAATTTTCGTTTTGAATTTAATTCCTGGCAAAGTACGGTAGTTATCAACCGTTTCCTCTTGCAAATATGCACGAGAATAGAATGCCTCACTATTTGCTTGTAATAATGCCGATGCATCAATGTCCAAGTCGAATCTTAATTTTTTGCTCATTTTGTTTTGTTGTTAATTGTTAGTTATTTGTGTTTAAAAATTTACTTACTGCACTGAATTTGTCATGGATTGACATTTTAGTTTTGTTGTCGGTTGCTTCAACTTCCACTTCAGTTTCTCCAACCATCATCTCTTCCATTTGGTTGCGAAGGTCTGCGATCAATGCGATGATTGCTTTCTCTCTCTCCTCAAGAATCGGTGTAACGATTGCAAGGATAGCCTCTGAATCCAAAGCAGGATCAATTGCCATTTCTTCGTTTACTGCATCTTCAACAATTGGAGCTTCTTCCTCAACAACTGTTTCTTCCAATGCAACTTCTTCCATTGCAACTTCTTCAATTGGTGCATCCTTAATCTCAATGATTTCGCCATCCACAACAACGTAGATTTTGCCATCGATTAAGTGCTCCCCATCAGGTAATTTGTTCATTTTATATTTGTTTAATTGATTACTTAATTTCAATCCCAAGAATCCCTCAATTGAGAATCCAACTTGGTCATTGGCAACCAATTCAGCATAATACTCTTTATCAGTTATCTGAGCAGTCACCATCAACGTTCCTTTTGGAACTTCAATACCGAATGTTGAATATGATTTATCCTCCATTGGTTGGTCCACAATCCATGTTTCAAGGATATATGCAGGAACTGTCTTGGATGTGTCATGCTCCAGGTTGAATAGGTCGCGATTTCGAAGGTCGCTCATGAACTTCTCGTGAATCTTTGCGATTGTTTCCTCTGAAAATTGAACATAGTATTCACCTTGTTCGTTATCCTTGCGATATATCTCCATCGGTATCATGGCAGGTGCAGTGATTCGATACTTTAAGTCATCAGCGAATATCATTCGTTGTGCTTGTTCGAATGCCATTCCTTTGACCTTGATTGCTGGTTGAGAAGTGAATGCAATCTGCTCAATACCCAAATCTTCTCCATCGGAGTATTCGGGATCAATAGTGATTTTGTAAATTGGCAAATCTTTGGTCATGTATATATTAAAAAAATTGTAAATTTGTTCATAAAACATACTTATGATAAAAATATTTGAAAGGGAAATCCCCAACCGAATGGATGAATTGACCATTGAACAATTCGAGAAGGTAACTGAAATCACCAACAACCAAGAACTTGATAACATCGATAGGTATATCAAAATTTTTGAATACTTCGGTGTGAAGGAATCCGAATGGGATGAGAATGAAGTGGAACTTTCCGAGTTTATTGAGAAGGTGAAGGAATTCAACTCATCTAAATATGAGAAAAAGGATGCAGTTGAGTCGATTGAATTGGATGGATATACCTACCAAGGACAATTGAAGCTCTCGGTGAAGGATACCAAGATGATTGAGAAGTTGATTAGTCGCAAGTCAAACAATTGGATAAGTGATTTGTTGGCATTAATGTTCAAACGAAGTGACCTTTCACCCACTGAGCACTACGCTGAAGCACATTTGAAGCATAAATCAAAGCTATTCAAACAACTGAAAGCTGAAATCGCAGTTCCTTACCTGGTATTTGTAACCGAAAAAATCGCATCCCATGCAAAATCTGAAGCTCCCGAAGCAGTGGAGCCAAGTATCGATTGAGCAGTTCATTGAGATAAGGTCGTTGAATATTGAGGATGGAACATTGCAGTACAATACTGATTTATTATCCATCCTCTCCGACCTTCCCATTGAGGACTTTGATGATATGGAATTCGATGAGCTCCAGGATATCACCAAGCAATTGAAATGGATGACATCCGAGCCATCCAAGAGATACCAACATCACCTTGATGAATTCAAGCTCAAGCCATTTGTTGACATCACTCTTGGTGAGTTTATCACATTGGAGGGATTCGTGACCGATGACTACATCAAGAACTTGAGGAACATATGTGCAATCCTTTACCGAAAAACATCCACGGATGAATGGGGGAATGTTATTACCGAGCCATATAAATTCAAGTCAACTGATCGTGTTCATTTATTCGATGACTATCCCATCACCTCAGTATTCGGATTGATACCGGAGTACCTTCAGTTCCGACAAAACTTCCTTGATAGCCATTCCAATCTGATGAGTGAATCATTCGAGGATGAGGAAGAATCAACCGATTTGGAAGAACGCAAAGAGCAGGAAGAGGAAAAGAAATCATCCAAGTGGGGATGGGAACAATTGATATGGACCATGTGTAATGGTGACCTCTCAAAGTTCGATGCAATAACCGATACCAAATTGGTATTGATTTTTAACTTCCTTGCAATGAGAAAAGAGTTGGAAATTTAGTAATCCAATGCGTAATTGAACTCACCGAATAATGGCTCAAAGTCATAAATCACTTTTACTTTTTTACGAAGCAATCCACCAAGTTCCAAGATTGGATAGGTCTGAGCTAATTTGCTAACATATTGACCATACATTTCGGATATCAATCCTTGTTGCTCAAGTGCGGTGTTGAATTTTCTAACCAATTGGAAGGGAACAATTGTCGCAGTACCGTTGTTAAGGTATCCGAAGTAATACGCTGCAACGATTTGAATTCGAAGATTGCCCTCAAGGCTCACCTTGGCATTGATACGCACTGAATCATACAAGGTTGACGTATCAATCAATGCCTCATCCTTGATAATCTTTTTCAATACGTTAGCTACCTTCCTTCTCGTTGGGTATTTTATGTTGAATTCGCCGGTGTTTTTGTAAGCCATACTAATATATTAAGATTAGTTCGGAATTTGTTCAGGAATTTGGCAATCAGTCCATGAAGGTAGCACAAATGTGATACTCATCAACCACCCTGCTGCGTAATCCAATAGGTCATTGTTCAATGGGATGAATGTTGGGAATCCTTCCACATCGAAATCAGTATCGGTCAATGAGAATGTGTAATTCAAATACAAGTCATTGAGGATTTGTTGACAATCCGAAAGAATTGTGGTGATATTTGCACGGTCTTTTTGGATGATGTCAAAGCAATATATGTCCAGGTTGAATAAGTTCACGTTATCACTTGCAATTACGTCAACCGGAACGATATACACGAGCGGATATTGCTCATTCTTTGTGGCGAAGTTGAATAACTGCTCCTTAAAATCAGTGCCTACCTTTTTAACTTGCAAATGTGCGTTGTAGAATGCGATGATTTCATCGGTCAATGCTTGGTACGATATCATAATTGTGCTGATTTTTGGATTTTCAATATGTTGTTTTGTGTCGCGGTTATTTCCGTTTCACTTACCACCGCAGTGACTGTGATGTTTGTGTTGGTATCTTGACCTCCTCCGATGTTGTTTTGGTCATTACCTTGACCGAATAGGTTACCAGGTACAAATGAAGGTACTGATGATTGAGCAGATGGCGATGATGCACTCGGTGGTGCTACGTTACCACCCCCACCAACAGTTCCACCTCCACCACCATTCATGAACTTACCAATGGATGTCGCAACGATTGTACCAATGGATGTTGCTGCACGAATCTTCGCACCTGCAATCGCAGCGGTTTTCAATGCTGCACCCCCATCCGGTAACAATGACCAGGTTGGATTGGATGCGTATGCGGATATTTCTTTTTGAGTGTTCACAATTACTTGACCAATGGCAAGAGCTTTGTCCACCAAGAACAATGCATTCGCTACCTTTTTATTCTCACCGGCAAGTGATCCAATTGCATCGAGTGTTCCTTTGACTGCATCAAGTTTGGCAGCGGCAAGTGCTTCATCCGCAGCTTTTACCTCGGCATTGTATTTCTGAAGGTCTTGGAATGAAGCCATGTTTGCCTCACCTTGAATGCGGAGTTTTTCTTGACTTGTTTTAATGTATCCTTGCAATGATACTCCTTCAGTTTGAATCTGCATTAACTGCTCATTCTCCGCCTCAGTTTTTTGAATGGTGCGAATTTCAAGAGCTTTCGCAGTTTCAAGTGCGGTGATATCCTGCTTATATTTCTTCGCCTCAGCAATCAGCTTATCATATTTTGCCTTGGTATCATCAATTTCTTTTTGAGTTTGAGTTTTGGTTGAATCAACCACGAGCTTATTTGCATTGGCAATCTCTGCCTGGATAGCTTTCACCCCATCTTTGTATGCCTTCGCTCTTGCCTCAGCATCTGCCTTCGCTTTTTCTTTCGCAGCATCTGCCTTTGCTTTTTCCTCTGCATCATCAGCGATTGCAATCAACGTACGGTCTTTTCTTCCTGCCTTGATGATGTCATTCTCTGCGGTGATTTGCTCACGGAGTTTCTTGCGTTTCTCCATGTTATCAGCATTGGCAACCTTATTCAATGCAGCATATTCCTCTTGAGCTTTTTGTCTGCGGTATATCGCCTCTTTCTCAAGTGCTTTTGACTTGTCCAATTCAAGTTGAGTGGTATCCTTTCCTGCTGCCTTAGCTCTTGCAATCTCGATGTCGTAATTGTCACCAACCGCTGCAACGCGTTTCTTGGATGACTCGATTGCTTTCTCATTCGCTTTACCAATCTTCTCTGCATTCTCTTCCGCAGCATATGATGTTAATCCAATCCAATCAGTCAACTCCTTAAATCCATCAATTAGGATATTGATGGGAGCCATGAGTGCAGCAAGTACATCATCCAGGACTCCAATCTTTTTCAAGAACAAAACAATTGCTCCAATGATTGCAGTGATAACCGCAGCCAATAGGAAGATTGGATTGGCTAATATCTGAGCACCGAGCTTCACGAATGTGGCACCGAGTGTTGACACTGTTTTACCAATCCCTTTGATTGCAGTTGTTATCTCAGCCTTGCCAATTGATCCCATTACCTTTTGGAAGGTCTGAGCCTTTTGTGCTGCCTCCTCAAAATCCAATGACATGATTGAATCCTTGATGCCTCCAAATGAATTGGATATCTGCTCAAATTTAGAGCCTGAGGCGAATACATTCACCGCATCATTCGCATCCTTAATCCTATCCGATACCTCTCCCGCTTGTTGTGCGAGTGCAGCCATCTGAGTTGGATCAGTTGCATTGGCAATCTCTGCCTTTAATTGTCTTAATTGAGTTTTAAGGGATGTTACCCCATTCAACGTCAAATCAATTGCTACCTCATTACTCATATGTTCGGATTTCTAAGGGTGAATTTTTTAGTTTACTGTCTGCGTGTGCGTGTGTTTGTGTTCGGCAAGTAATAATCACCACATTGCCATCGGTATTGATGTATGCGGATGCGAGATAATCGTGTTCAGTATTTCCAATAGTTACAAAGGTAGTCAATGCATTTAATGGAGTCAATGGTGTTCCAAGATATTCACCAACTCCGGTGCGAGTCCAGGTGATTTGTCCAATCGTGTTGGAAAATTCAATCACTGTTGGTGCTGATGTGCTTAATTGATTGAGTAATGCAACATATCCTCTCGTTGGGAAGGTGATTCCGTTGATTTGCGGAGTTATAATTCCATCCTCGCTCAATACCTTACCATCCCCAATAACAATCCCTTTGAGGCCTGTTGCGATAATGTTGCCGGTACCCTTCACAATGACATCATCACCACTCAGATTCCCATTGGACTGAAGTGATTTGGTCACAATGGTTGACTCAACTGCATCAACCGATGTGATTGGTGATGTTGGTGTACCTGGTCTTGTTTGGAATGGTGCGAATTCGATGTCCGAATCAACTGATATCAATTCAACTTTGGTTGGTGCTGATGTGTTCGCATCGTAGTCAATCACTTGGTTGATGTTCCACCATGAGTTGTCGATGCGGATTTTGTCATTCAATAGCAATGTTTGGATGTCAGCTTCATCCAAGTCAAAGTATGCGGTGAGCATTTTGCCGACATTGATTTGGTTGACTGTTCTCCTCCAATATGTGTTGTATAGGTTGTTTGACGTTAATGTCTGAGGTGAATAATAGTAATAATCACAAGTACCAAAGTTGATGTCAAAGGTTGGATTGACTGCATCATTGAAATGTCCCAACATTGGATAAGTTGTGTTGTTGAATACTCCGGTTGTGCCATACTCAACCAATCCCCACGATCCACAAGTTTGAACTCCTCCATCATACAAGATACGGATGTTTGTCTTGGGAGCTTCACCATCCAGGATTGGAACATATCCATTGACTGAATTCAATATCACCGGTGTTGGTGAGAATATCAGCTCTTTGGTATCGGTGTCCTTCACATATTCATTGTCGAAGGTATACTCAATCTGCCCATATATCTCATCAGTCATCTGAGTGTATACCACATTGGCCGAATCGGTATCCGCCTTATATGTGAGCTTTAATTTCTTGTTTGTTACATCCGGAAGGAACATGAGATTCTGCTCTTTATCCTTCATCAATTTATATGTCCAATCCTTTTCAGTTCCATTATCATAAAACTCATCACGATGGCGAAGAGTCAACTTGTTAGGTTGGTCAGTGTCCACCTCAGCGTAAAGGTTGTACATCTGAAAAATTGACTTGATGTAATCCGATTGCTTTATCTTGAGAGGGATGTATTCATTGATGGATAATGTACCACCAATCACCTGAACATTTGGAGTTGGAAGGATTCGAATCCTAAGTGAGTTAACGGTCAACACTACGTTCACCGGTTGCACTGTACCTGCTCCAAAGAACGCGCCATATGTTTGGTATATTCCAACCTCAAGCTGAACTAAATCACCGGTGTTTAACTCTGCACTATTGGCTAAGTTCTGAGCCACGAACATTCCTCCAGTGCGTACTCCCGAATCCAATACCAATCCACTTGGTGGGAGTGTCGTGTTGACGGATACCGTTGATGATGGAGCTACGTTGACCAACTGAGAAACATATGATCCGATGGAAGCTCTCATTCTTGGTCGTGTGATAAATGCTCCATTTGAATTGACTACATCCATTCCTGAAATATTATCAAGGAATAATGAGTAATCCATCTCATACATCATCGTGTATCCTTGACCTGAATTCAATGAGGTATCAAATGGAACAGTGAACACTCCGGTTGTTGGATTGAACGATGCTTGAACATCGGTTATCTCAGTCCATCCGGTAGCATTGTCAAAGTTACCATATGACTGAACTGATGAAGTCACATCGAATGGAGTGTTGATTTCTGCCTCAACCAAGTAATCAGTGGTATCAAATGTATTGGCATCCCCATTGTAAGGGATAAGTAATTTGTCGAAATGGGAGGAACTCAATCCGGTCCATTCGTATGTGAATCCTGCGTTTGAGAATATGCGGTCAAAGTATTGTTTGGCATATATCGCAGGTTTGAATTGTCGCACCTGGTATTGATTGCTCCCGGTTGATGAATATGGGAATACATATTTGAATCCCTCGGTGATGGTATTGTCAAACGATGCAATGATATCCGCAGCTGAGAATGTATGGTCTAAATCACTGAAGTCCAAATCAGTCAATTCCTTGTTTGTGATCGCGGTGTAAAATTCGCACTGAGTATCTTTCACCAGGACATCGTACTCAACCATCTGCTCATGTGCATCGGTCATCTGAGATTTGCGAACATTGACCAACTGAAGCAATGCATCCTCCATGATTGGCACATCGTTCTGAAGTACGGTGCATTTCGTGATCGTGTTGATGTTGAATGTGCCCTCTTCGATATTTACATCGTAATGATGTCCAAGGAGGTTGTGGTTGTTCTTGCTTCCAACCAATGTGATTGTCTTTGAGAATGTCCCGGTACGCTTTGTAAGGTCACGGATATCACCGATTGAGAAGTTCAATGGGAATGCAGTACCTTCCTTAACGTCAAGATAGCCATTTGATAGTTGAATTCTAACCATTGATATTGTCTTGATTTGATAATTTGATGGTGATGCTTTGCTTGATTAGATTCTTGTTGCGTTGTTGGTATACCTCGTATGCGTTGTTCTGAACGATGCATGGTTGATATGCGGTTGACTCAGCGATGTGAATCGGACATCCATCCTCTCCAATGATTGGAAGGCCATCCTCAGTGGTATTGTACTGCACAATCTTCACGAATGTCTGAGGTGATGTCAAGAGCTCCTCAAAGTATTGTCCTGCACTCTCTTCCATCCAATTGGTGTTGAGGTCAAATGATTTCACCACGTTGATGTTGGACTGCATGAATCCCATGTCCTCGGTGCGGTAGTTCCATGAAGCTCCACTCACATATCCCTTGACATCCTTGTTGAATATCTCGCGAGTGATTTCACCTCTCTCATATGATTTCAATTGGAATGCGAATGATGAGTATGAGCCTAATCGGTCAAGGAATAGCATATGATACTCTGAGATGGTTGTTCTGCGGTCCAGGTTAATTCGGTACTTGAATGACTCGATGCCTAGTGCGGTGCGATAATATACATCGTAATAGGTCACCGTGTTTGTGATAAGGTCACCGGTGCCAACCAAGATACCATA